GAGCAACCGCAGTTTCTCTACCTTGAAGTATAAAATCCTCTTGGAAGATGTCTGTTCCATCTCTTGCGACCCTGTAATATAAGTCAAAGTCAGAAGCCGAAGGTCTTAATGCAGCGAGTAGAACTTTCAGACCAACAGCACTTTCTGCAAGAGTCTGAACCGAAGTGGTATGTTTCGCAAGAGATGACCCACCAAACGCTTCGGTTTCTGCGGTAAATGATAATGGAACATTGAATCCTGATGAAACGCTATTTGCTTGTCTGTCAATCTGGTTTCCGACACAAATCAATGATGCTCTTTGTGCATCGATGATTGGTGAAACATCAGCACGATTTGTTGTCATATCAACTTTGAATGTAGTAGAACGAACCCCTGCACCCAATTCCGTAGTTTCATTTTGTGGAGTAGCAATAAGTCTTGGACTATCAAATAGATTGGTGTCAAGTATTGCGATGTCACTATTAAAACTTGTATCTTTTTGGAAACGTGTTTCTGAACCCGCCCATGATTTACCTGTGGTAAACTTTGCACTATATGTCAGATTTGTGTTGTCTGGGGTCAGTGTAGTGAACATCGGAATAACTTCATCAAACTGTATCTGTTGGTCAACGGCAACATTGGTGCCACCGAAACGACCTGATGAGGTTGCATTAGCGCCTGCTTCAAATTTAATACCATAACCATCGGCGTGAGTAATAGCTCTTGTGGCAACAATATTTGCACCAGTGATACCATTAACTGTATCTGCACTATCAATACCTTCGATATGAATATCGTCACCAACTTGGAAACCATGTCCATCAATCATTGCAGTAACAGTTGCATCACCGTTCTCAACATGGAATGGATTTTCTTTAAGAAGTTGTTTAGGCATATCGACATTTTCAAATACAGCAAAACCACCAGCAGTAGAGAAATCTGCCTTAAAGATTTTGAATGCAAGGTCTTTAGTCTGGTCAGGCTCCCATGTCGTTCCGTTTTGTGATTTGAACAATGAACCCATAGAAGGTTGACGAGAGATACGATTTTCAGTTGAACCTAATTCAAATGCATAGGTCTCTCCAACATACGCTTCATATTTTGTTGACTCTGCCAACAGAACAATTGCATATTCCGTATCTGGATTCAAGAAGACTGGTTCATCGAATGTGAACGTTGTAGGTGCAGCAACAACCGCTGCCTGTGTCTGTGATGCAGGGAGACTCACTTCTGAACTTGGCGTCAGAAACTTCACCGCATTTGCAATGATGTCTGTTGCAGATGGTTGACCGTTTACCATTGGACGGATTTCCAAACGAATAGGGATAACATCATCCTTACTCTTAAAATAAGTTTGAACTTTGGTTACGAATATACCATCTGGTTCTGTCACACGGAAGGATTGTGCGAGAGGGTCGCGTCCACGAACACGTTGAGTTTCTGTCCATCTACGAGTTCTTACCGTTGTGATACGAGTAGATGTAATAGTCTTCTGTCTTGTATCCAATGTTCCTTGTGCAGTATAAATTGCAGATGCAATTGATAATGCATTTGCATCATTATTTACACTAATATCAAGAAGTTTGAATTCTCTTTCGCCTGCCTTAAATCTCAAATCCTCACGAGCTGGGATGAAGAAAGAACCTCGAATAGCACCATTCAAGTCAGATGTGAGAGTTGATTTACCTTCAGGGTGTTCTGCTGCTAACTTATGTCGGTCACCATATTTCCAACCACCATTAGTTGAAGATGCAAATCTTTCGAATGATGTTTCAGTGCGAACATAGTCTGCAACAGGTGTTCCATCAAAGAATGCAAAGTATTGCGTATTTGGACGGAGACCTTCTGCGTGGAAGAATATTTTACGAGCACGAATGAAAGGTAAGAATGTTAGCGAAACTGTGCGGTCACCAATTTCTTTCCTTACAGTCCTTTCGCCCACAACGATACGTTGTGAGAAACTTCTAACAATATTTCGACCTCTTCTTACAACAGAACCTTGAACTACACCGTTTCTATTCCAGTTAGCAACTCCGTTCCATCCATTCCAAATACCAGCATTAGGAATGAGACCGAATCCAAGAAGTGGTATCCAGAATGCACGACCCCACCAAAATGCAATGAGACCTCTGCTTGCAGCAGTTCCTACCGCAAGATTACCCTCATTAACTGCTGCCAAAGTTTCTGTTGCAGTTTTGTTAATTACATTTGCGGGACGATATTCTGTGTCAATCCATTCATCAGAAGCAGGAGAAAGTGTAAGTTCGCCTTCACCTGTAATAACAGCAAATGGGTTTACATTCTCTGTTCCTGATACCTGTGTTTGTGTAATTGCTTCTACATCTTGATATTTCAGATATACAGTATCACCCTTCAGAATAGTATTCGATGATGCAGCAGAGTCATATCGTAGTGTAACATTTTTCTCAGTCTTTTGAGGTGATAAAGTTTCTGTTGATGGGTCAATACCCGCACGATACTCTGGACTTTGAACGTCTGAGAAAGTTCTGTCAGCGAAGTTATCAACAAAGAAACCAGACTTAGTTCTTGGATTACCCGCAGAGTCTAAGACCAACAGAGCATCAGTGCCGACTTCAAGTAATGACAACGAGGTAACTTCTTCAAGTTTATCGACACGTTTTTCTAGTTTGCCAATATCGGCCATTGTAAATCTTTTTGCTCTAAGAACATTTGTTGCAACATCCGAATCATGCAGACCATATGCATTCAATTCTAACTCAAAAAGACCTAGAGTGTTTTCGGGAGTATCTGGAACTTGTGAACCAAATCCATTCTCACCCTGAATATTTTTCAGTTCTCCATCTTTGGTAATCACAACCTTATCTGCACGAGGCATATAATATGTTACATCCCCTTGAAAAATATCACCATTGGTAGGCATTTCATTGACAGCAGCATCACCACCAACAAACAATCCATCAGAGTCAACCGAAGAACGGAAGTCAATCACATCACGCAAGTTTACGGATTCCCGTGGGCCTGTTGCGAAGGATGGGATATCTTCATAATCAACTTGACCAGTGTAAGAGTTCACGGAGAAGAAGTCGCCTGCACCGTGGGTAAAGTGTTTGAATCTTATGAAGGTATTATCAGAACCGCCGGGTGCAGTTGCACCACCATTAAGAATCAAACGACCATTATTATAAAACCCTGCTCTCTGACCATTATCAAGATAGTATTTACTTGATTGGTCTGCGCCATTTGAATCTGTATCTTTAATTGAAACAATTTCAAAGATATCATTTTCATGAAGGTCGATATATTTACTTCCGTTACTATCTTCGGATATACCAGTAAAAGTTTTTGTGGTTTCAACCAATGTCTTTGTCCGAACTGATGGTTGTGCTTTATTAACTTTTGCATAAACTGTAACAGCTGAACCAATTGGTAAACCACTAACGTTAACGCTTTGAGTTCCCGCAGCACCAATGGTTAGAGACGAAACGACATCACCACTAGAGTCAACAGTCGCAATGAATTGACCCGTATTAGCAAATGTCTCACCTGTAGCAGACAATGTAAGTTGAACAGTTCCACTAGCATTATTAGTTGGTATACTACTTGAATGAACAATTGTTCCATCGTCAGAAGTTCCAGTGAACACACGTTGAACTTCAAAGTCTACATCAGTAATACTTTTAGGACGAGGGTCTGGTGTAGGGAATACAAGATTTACTTTATTCGATTCCTTGATTACTGCCTTACCATTTTCCAAAAGTGGTTGTGCAAAATCAGCTGTGCCTGTTCCGAATGATTTAACATCACGCAAAACTTTACCTAATAATAAGTTAATATCAAAAAGGTATATCTTGAAGTTTGACCCATCTTCTTCTACATATCTAACTCTTGCAGTGCCGAGCCCGTTGCCGCCAAACCCTGTTGCATCTTTAAGTCCAACAGTTTGGAATTGGTTTATATTGAGATTACCTTCCAATACATCACATATAAAATACTGACCATAGTTAACACCAACAACCTCATTTGTGCGTTCAACTTCTGCCCGAGGTTTTGGTATAGTTAACTTCGTAGGTTTTTCAGAACCAACGCGATATCCATTAAGATATGCAACACCCGAAGATACACTTGCAATGAAGTTTGTATTGTTTGTCGCATCGTCAGCAAAATCAATAGTAAATGGGGACACGATATAATTACCCGATTCTTCGGCCGTTCTTTGCGCTAATACTTCGGTAATTTTATTGTAATCATCTGTTCCGCTTACTTGGTCAACGATATTACCATCGACTACATCACAATAGTAAACAAAGTTTTCATCACTTGCAACTTGGTCTTTTGTTGTTAAAGTAAGTTGAATACGATATCGGTCTGCGCCCGGCGAAGATAAGTTTGGTGTAGCACCTTGATTATCAAACAACTCATTTGTATCACTGGTTGTAACAATATCTTCTGTTACTTTGAAACCAATAACTTTTGAAGGTAGTCGCGAGTATTTCGATAGAATTAAACTTTGTTCTTTTGCAAATACAAAATGACCACGAACAAAAAAGTCACCAGATGAATTAGAAATTTGACAACCGCGACCAATAGCGGGGTTTGATGCGGTGTTGGTTGACTGAACAGTTAGAGTCTCACCGCCGCCTGATATAGTTTCACCTGACTTATAACGAACTGGGTTTTCTCCAACTTCACCACCAGAAGTATTAACATACTGAACATAAAGTGTTGCAGGGTCAGAACCCTCTGCCTCGACAACCTCAAGAACTCGTGCGACAACATTAGAATTGGCACCAGTAAATTCTACACCAATCAAACCACCATTTGCTTCAAGCGCATTTGCGCCAGCTGGTAATGCATTAGTGTTTGTGTTTAGTTTTACAAACTCATAGTTCGTATTAATTGTAGGGCCGCCAGGATTTACCGATGCACCATCCTTAAAGATGTTGCGACCAAATCTACCAATCTCTTCCTGAATAATTGTTTGTGATTGAGTAAGTTCTCTCGCTTGTAGCGCCCGACCACTATTAAACAGGATACGGTGATAGTTATCACTATCCTTAAAATCATCCTTGTATGTGGATGAAAATACATTTTCTGTAAACGTTCTTGGCATCGGTATTACCTTAAATTTGAATTACGATTTTTATATCTTCTGTTTGGTCAGTTGCGCGAGTAACTGATGCGCGATTATCAATATATAGAACATCACCCGTTAGAATATCTACTTCAGGATTTATGTATGGAGCAAAAGAAGCATTCAATACGCCTGCACCATTACCATCGGTTTCAGTGATGTTTTCACCTGAATCAAAGTTACCAAATCCTGTCTCCGCTGTTTGGTGATACCAAATATTCGCAGAATCGACTTTATCAATAAGTGCCTTGACATTAGATGTTGAACCCTGAATAGTATTGTCTGCGGTAAATCCTGTGTTCACACTTGAAAGTCTTAATTGTTTTAACGCAATACCTGTTGACCCAGTAAATAAGGTAGACCCAGAACTATCTTGAATATTTCTGATAAGACCTACTTGACGGAAATCGTTACCGACAATGAAGTCTCCAGTTTCAGTTCCACTAGGTTTACTGTTAAACATGACTGCGGTGGAGCGAAGGTCATCTCGAGCGTCACCACCAAGTCCAAGAGGTGTTGCTAGAATTGGTCGTATTTTTGCGGGTTTGGTTGGTGAACCACCGCCCGTAACGGATACTGTTGCATAGTCATAACCTGAACCAAATGTATAATTACCAGAACTATCAATTAGTTCTACCTTAGTTACCTGACCACCATTCTCTGTTGCGCCTGCTTTTGCTTTTGTGCCATTTCCATTCACTTCGATGGTTGGGTTACCAGAGTATCCAGCGCCACCAGAGTCAATTGCATATCCAATAATCTGACCAACTATTGCGTTATTTTGAACTGTCTTTTGTTCAATGTCAGCAGAAGGAGAATCTGAGTCAGTTGTTCCAATTAATTTGACGGGAAGGAAGTTGGCAGAAATAAATTTGTTAGCATCCAATGCACCAATAGAATATAGGAACTTCCAAATGTAACCATCAGCGGTATCGAATGGCGTTCCATCTGTGCCACCTGTCGGTTGAACTGTAGAAACCTGTGCATTACCAGAGACATCTTTTGATTGTTGAATACACAGATAAACTTGGTTATTGTCATTCATAACGTAGTATGTTTGAGTAGGATATCCTACTTGGATATCATCATATGGAGAATAAATTGCACCAGATGACCAGTTGAAACGAGGAACAACAAAGGAAGTATCAATAATATTTTTTACCGATTGGAGTCCAAGACGGAAGTTTCTATCTTCTACCAGATTGTTAAGAGCAGTGGGCGCAACATCAGAGTCATTCCAATCTTCTGAACGACCAATAGCTGCATAATATCTACTAGAAGAATCAGCAAAATCTGTCAACAAATCTGTTATAACTTGTTTTTTAATTCTGTTTGTTACAATCGCCATTTTATTATCCTACGCTTACGCTGTTGTTGTCCCGTTGTTTCCAACAATAAACCATTTACTTGCTGTTGTATTCCATATTAGTTGACACCCCTGTCCTATAGTAAACTTAATAAACCCAGCAGCAGAATCTACACCCTGAATGTTTGATGCGCCGCCCGCTGGCGTGAGATGAACTTCACCCGCCCCAATATTACTGAAGTATTTAGACTCTGCCTGAATCGTTCCATCACCAAGAGTAGGGTTGATAAAACTACCAGAGTTAAACACTGTTAGGGGTTGATTTAAGTTGACCGCAGTGGTGGATGCTACATCAGTTCCTTTTTCAAATACAATCTTATTTGTAAACGTGATACCACCAGTTCCCTTTGCACTTAAATTGAGACTAACATTAGTATCATCACCATCGACATCGATAGTTGGGCCAGTAGTAGTTGCAGAGTTTGTCAGTGTTATGAAATTGACTGCACTTGAAGTTTTGTTGAATTGTAAATACTCGTTATCTGAACTATCAAAGAATTTTGAACCGCCATCTATACCACCAACTACTGGATTGTTAACATTTAACCCATTAATTGTTTTATTACTAAGAGTCTGAGTTGCATCTGCAAACACGAATGTGTCGTTTGTTGACAGTGACGGAATAGTGATATTACGATTTGCAGATAAATTACCAACCACAACATTGTAACTATGACTAGAGTCATTATCTTTAATAGAAGGAGTAGTCAACGAAGGACTTAAAATAGTTTTGTTAGTCAAAGTCTGAGCGCAAGAGTCAAGAATAAGTGTCCCGCCATCATTAGGAACATACACATAATTATCAGCGGTAGGTTCTACCGCAACCATATATGTTTCGTTACTGTCTGCAACCTGACCTTCAAAGACCACACCCACATTTGATAGACTTACGATTGCAGCTGCAGAATCACCACCGATACTCTGGTAGAGTTCAGTAAAGTTCTCATTAATCTTTTGGGCAGCGGTGCGGAGGGTATCACCCGTTCCGTCATTTGCTGTAGTGCCTCTGTTTAATGTTTGTCTTGCCATTTTATAGTCCGTTTGTTTTAACTATTTATAAGGTTTATCGGTTAAAGAGTGAAACTTTTTAAGTATTGGTCAGAGTCAGCACTGAAATGTTGGTGTTTGTCTTGGTCTAAAGTCTCGAAGAACAAGTTGTTTGACAAGTCCATACCGTTTGTTCCAACTTCATCTGAATCGTCAAATGTTGGTGAAGATGCAATTTGCGCTTCACGCAACGATGAATATTGATTATTGATAGTTTGGATAGTTTGTAAATCAAACCCTTCCATATTTGTCAATTCTGCATTGATGCGACTGAATACGCCTGCTGAATCTGTATTTAGGTCATCCACAATAGAGGTCAAATCTGTTACTCCTGTATCGCCAAATAATCCTGTTGCCTCGACCACAATAGGTGGTGCTTCAGAAGGCACAACAAGAGGAGCAGTCAATTCATCAGTAACACTCGATACAATCTGCACCTCCGAACCAATGAACATACCCGCAGGGTGAACGAATAATTTATATGGTTCTCTCCACTCGTTAAATGAGATGTCAGACTTTACCTGAATCGCAAATGTCTGAAACAATTTATTATCTGTCAAGAACTTCTGTGATTCCAATCCAATTTGAGAGTCAGTTTCTCCTACCTTGAATACGTTCTCTTTTGTGTAAATAATATCTGGGTCAACACCAAAGAAAGTTCGGAAGAACTGTTGAATAGAATATTTTGTTCCCTTTGAACGATACAGAGTGTTAGAATATTTTGCAGCAGCACGTTTATCAGTAAACCCTTCAAAGTATGATTGACCCAATAGGAGTTCATCTTCAATATATGAAAGAAGGTCTAAATCAGTCTGTGTAATATCACGAGAGTAAAACAGGTCATCTGCAAGACGAGAAGGTGCGTTATCATCATCTTCAAAATTATAATACTGTTCAAGAAGTGTAATGAGTTTTGGATACTCTGTCTTGAAGAATTCAGGTAGAACTTGAGTAATCTTGTTATCAGAAAAAACAAGCTCTCTTCTACCTAAATCTCTTAAAGTATCGTTTTGTTTACCCATTAGTTTGTAACTCCAGGCTCAACATCTACAATACGAGAGAATGATTCATCAGTATCAAATTCAATAATATCTTGTCTGAATGGAGTAATCGCACTTTGGTTTGCGGGTTTTGCACTTACTTTGATAAATTGATTTGCACCAACAAAATCATCAACTTTGAGACCGACAATACTTATAGTGTCATCACTGTAATTTCCAATATTGTCAACTAGAACCTCTCTATCAATAGTGTTAAATACTTCAAGTTTTGATGAATCTAGTTTATTGCGTAAGATACAGGTTTTATTATTGAGCGTAAACGCAGAAGATGTGATTATATGTTCTTTGTCATCAGGGTCAGCGATGATTGCTGCATATCTTAATTTATGGTCTTGTAAAGTATTCAAAGTAGGAGTGAACCTTCTCTGGAAAAAAACATCTGAGCGAGAAGAGAGAATAGCCGGACTTATATCATCCACTAATGTTAAGAGATTTGAACGTCTAAACGATTGACTGAATTTGCCAGTATTTGCCGCAAAATAGTTTCCAATAACTGTATTGACATTATCTTGAATTGTATTACGAGATAGTGTAGTCAAGTTCGGATTGAACTGGAAGAATATCCTCGTCTCAATGAATGTCTTTACGGGGTCATCAAACTTCAAACTAAATGATGCAACCGACAATTGTTTCGCAAGGTCTTGAATTGCATCCTTTGTTGATTGTATTGTTGTCGCATCTACATCATCATTGAATAGAACCGACATAAAGACCGTTCCGAATTCTGGTTCTAGTGCGTCTTCACCACCAAAAGATTTAATATCTTTGATGAGTGTAGAGAAATTTCTCAAGGCCAACGTAGAATAATCTACTGCGGTTACCATGCGATTTTGTGATGCGTATTGGAATGGTGCATTCTTACGGATTGACTCAATTGATTCTTTACTACCGCCACCAACTGCCTTTGTGACCGTTGTCACATTTATATTAAATTGTTGACCTTCTACCGTAACTTTACTTTGCGGAGCAAATGTTGAAGACGTATCAGCATCACTACCTGATACTGCAAGATAGTCAACTGTAACTTTATTACCAGCCGCTGGCGCACGACCCAATGTTTTACCATTACCAAAAGAAAGTTCAAAGAGACCATTAGGCGCTTCTTTTAATATGAAGAGTGTCGAGTTTTCATTTATATTTACAGCATCAACTATATTAGTATATGTTTGAAAATTAGATGAAGTAGAAGTTTCATATACACGAACAACAACTGTGTCTAAGTCTAATGACTCATCTGGTATAATATAGTTTGCATTTTCGGTTGCATCCAACGCAAGGAAAGTCTTTGTTCTAGCAATACCTTCATGGATTGTGATATTTTGTGAACCGTCAACGTTTGTAAAGAGATAAAGACCGTTACCATCATCAGTTGCAGAGATATCTTCCAATGTTTGAAATACATATTCAACTTCATCAACGGTTGCATTGAACTTAAATCCATCATTGATACTAATTTTGTTTGGTCTGGTTGCCAATCCTGACAGATTCATAGAAAGATTTACTACTGCTTTGGATGTAGTTTTTGAATCAGGAATATATCCAATACCCTCTGCGAGAGAAATAACTGACCCACGAAGTTGTGCCGTCCCAAGAAATGATTCATTCAAAGCAAAGTTTGCGATGAGACCATTGTAATGAGTATTATATGCAAGCACATCAAGGATGCTTGATAATCCAGATGCTTCAAAATTGTAATCATCAAACTCCCCCCCTTGTTCAAGAAAGGTTTTTAGATTATTTTTGATTGCATCAAAGTCTAGTGAGGTTGATTTGATTGTTGTTCCCATTTTATCTTAACCTTGATAGTGTTGAAGTGAATTCTACTTGTTCTTCAGTATTCACCACTTTGAATTTTAGTGTTACACTTAAACTATTATAATCACTCTGCAAATCTATTATCAAATCAAGAACTTCTGCTCGAGGTTCGTAAAATTGAATAGTATTAATAATTCTATCGCGTAAGAGTGCATCCTTACCTTTATATGCCAGTTCAAAGAGTTGTGCTCGGACATCTCCTCCAAAATCAGGACGAAATGGTTTTTCCAATTTATTACACATCACCAACGTTTTGACTGACTGCTTCACAGCAGCTGCGTCCGTCTTCTTGAATATTTCTCCAGAGGACGGTTTTGCCGTAAATGATAGGTCAATATCTGTATACTGCTTCGTTCTACTAGTCGTTACCGAAGCAGTGTTGATATTATTATCTTCCTGTGCGAATGCTCTTCTTGCCATAATTCTATTTATATGTGTTTTTAGTCAGTTTCTCTTATTTCTATCAATTCATTTTTACTCATAAGTGTCCCATTATACCATGTCTGAATATCATTTGAAAAGGTCACATCAAAACTCTCAGGGACATCGTTGAATCGTAATCCAATCTGACCAGTCAATTTACCACTAGGGTCATACGAATCATAATCTAGATATAGTCTGTCAAAACTAATATAGTCTTTCCAATATTCAGCGATATCAAAGGTTTTCTCAAAGTCAATCTTACCATCTTTGTCTATGACTTGATAATAAACTAAGCGACCAAATCGTTTATCTTCAATCACTTCATCACCAATCAGAGATGCCCATATATCTTTGGGTTGTAACAATCCTTCCGAAACAATCAGACGGATATCATTGAACAATGGACTATCGTTGATTACTCTCATTGCTTCTGCATGAAGATACAGATTACGAGCGATACGCCTACGATTAAACTCAAACTCGATGTGATTAAAAGGTGTTCGGTCACCATATGCACCCAAGAACTTTGCAATCGTGATGCCTGGCCCTAACTTAGTGGCAGAACTGATTGATACTTGATTCTCTGGGTTGTATACTGGGTCTGCTAATATAATCATGGTCTAAATCTCTTTCCTCTGTTTTCAAGCGCATTCCCGATAGGTTGATAACCAAATCTTGATGATGCAGACTTTTTCACAGTTCTACCAATTGCAGGCGGTGTTGGTATTTTGTATTCAGGGTTCAACAAACCATCCGCAACCAGAATACTGCCTACTGCATCACCCACATACGAACTCTTTAGTGCAGAACGAACTTCTGCAATGGTCGGTATTTTATAGAAGTATCCTTCATATTTCTTTTCAAGTAATAGACTTGTTTTGAGTTTATCCTCTGCATCAATGACAACTGTTCGTATTGCATACGACCCATTGAGTGAATGGTCAACCACAAGGTCTGGAGTAATAGGTGCATTCTGGCCAGAAATATCTTCTTGTGATAATGAGTGTAATGTTGCAGTATCACCAACTGTGCTTCCTGATGTTGCCGCTTCTCCATATGATTGTGAGTGTGTAAGGTCTGATACTTCAGCAAATGCCGCTTTATCAGCATTGACAGAACGAATCGCTTCGGTTGCGACACCCTTGAATGTTCCCCAGAAGATTGCGTTTGAACCAGTATCACCTGAAGCAACGCCTTCAACCTCACCCTTACTACCATGATAAGATTTACCTGTGTAGTCAACCTCTTTACCACCGATGAGTCCCTTATTACCAAAGACAGTGATTTGTTTCGCCCCTGTGATATTGGAAACCTTCGAAGTCACTGCAAACTGTTCCTTACCAGACACAAAGATTTTATCCTCGCCAGCAATGTCGATGTTACCCTCAACGAGATTTGACTGATTTCCCTTGACAATCTGATTGTTGTCTGCTAACATAATGTCAGTATGTGTTCCGACTGTCTTGGTCGTTCTGGTTTGTTTGGTGGTATATGTTGAGTTTCGAACAACAGTAGTTCTATGATTCTCTTGAATATCTTCTACCATATTACCCGCAACATTGACATTATAGTTACCACCTACATCGACATTGAAGTCACCCGTTACCTTGAGATTTAGATTACCATTGTAGATGAGATTACCCTCACCCTCAACGATAACTGTTTGGTCACCGCCCGTAACTTCCACTTTGTTGTTTGTTGATGTGATAACAACAGTTCCATCTGCCCGCATCTCAACACCAGAACCCTTGCGGTGTTTGATTAAAATACGTTCACCGCCTGGCGTATCATCATACTCAACAATATGACCCGATGATGTCTCGTTCACATCATTGAATGGATACTGTGACGGTCTCTGGGGAACAATGTTTAATGATACACCAATGTCACCACCACCTGTCGCAAGTTTATTCACTTGCGTTCCAACCGATGCCTTATTGAGACTTGGCCCGTAATGGTAATCTACTTTAGGAAACTGACCTGACGGGTCTTGCATTCCATTTTCAGGAACACCGACAGTCTCTTCTTGACCCTCGCCAAGTTTCGCTTCTCTCTGTGATATGTTGTCTAATTTAGTTGTCATTAGATATCATCCAAACTTATATCATCGCTTGCTAAAACGTCGCCAAATGTTCTTACTTCAGTTGAAGGTTCATCAGGTTCAGGTTCGTAATCAGTCAAGTCTTCAGCTTCTAACCACGCACCATCTTCTTCGTCCCACTCAAAATAGTGTCGAGTTCCATCTGGGTCTGTGCGGGGAATATCTTGACCGTCTGACCCCTTCGCTGGTGGAGCGGGTCTAGAAGTGTCTTGTAGTATCGCTTTATCCTGTGGTGCTGGGTCTCCGTTAGGTTCAATTACTTCTGTAGTTCTAACCGCAGAACCACTGATAGACTCGTCACCACTTTCTAACAAAGATGTCACATCATTAAACACAATCGTTCTACCTATAGATTCTAGGTCTATCGACTTCACAACAAAATTAGGTTCTATTGATTGACTATTTAGTGTATCACCCACGATATTTTTCTTACGGAAGATTGCTTCAACAAAAGAAATTACATCAAAGTAAGGGTCAAGTTCATTTACATCAACATCACTATGACCAAATACCTGACCGCCTGGGAACTGTCGATAAAAAGCACCTAAGAATTGTTCGAGTGTGGTATATTGTGCTCGAGTAAAAGAACCGGCACTTCTTCGAGCATCTTCCGAATTCACGGGTGAATCGATACCACCAACCATCACAATACCGATTGAGTTCTTGTCATGACCATTTGTAGGTGCATGTTCACCCTGTCTGTCCACAGGGCGACCACGTTGTAATCTACCATCTCGTCTTATCACATAATGAAATCCAATACCATCATGACCCAGTTCTTTGTGTATATTATTGATTTCGATAGAACCAATGTTTTTGTTTGTAAAGGTTTCAGTTGCGTGAACGATTACTTCCGTAATCACCCGATTAATATTTGACATCTCTGTGTCTAGTTCTTCTACAGAAGAGATGTAGGTAAAAACATCATCAGAACTTGACCGTCCTGACCATTTCTGGTTATTATCACTAATTGTCGGCGCATCACCAAACATATCCGCATCAACAACAAATGTGCCAGCGATTGTCGTGTCTATCTTATCAAGACCTGTTTCGACTGTTGCAACTTCATTGTTATAATCACTTATTTCTTTTTCAGGAACACCCTGTTTTCTTGCTTCTTCTTCGACTTTATTTTGTAATTCAATAGTTGTGCTAGCGGATGTCGAAGCAGATATCTGTTTCATACGAGGAGTTACATTGGATGATTTAGAAACAACTCTCTTTACCGCAGATGTTTTTTCTTTTGGACTTTCTGCGGTTAGTTCTTTGAATGTCTGTTTATATTCATTTCCGCTGAAAGATATACCACCTGGCACAACATTAGCAACAGATGCTTTTGCATTACCGCCGATTGTCTCACCAAAATTTTGAAGAAATCCACTTTGAAGTCCATTATCAAATTTTTTATTTGTTTTACCAACAAAACTTGTCACAGCACTACCAAAATCACTGACCGCAGAGGTGACATTACTGAGTCCTGATTTTATAACATTACCAACACTCTTAAAATTACTAAGAATACTTTTAGATTGAGGTGCCTTTGCAGTTAAAGCAGATATTCCTGTCGAATTAGATACATTATCTTTTATATCAGACAGTTTACCTGAAATATTACCCACAGGAGTAACATCTTTTACAGTGTCTTTGAGTGAACCAAAGTCAACACTTGGAATATTCATATTTGCTTGTTCAGTTGAGTCTGCTATAGTGCTTGCAAATGATTGAACATCAAGTGCCGCCGCATTCTTCTTACTCTTTGCAACTTCGACTGATGATGCAATACTTTGGGGGCCAGTTGCACCAACCACCTCTATTGCCGATGATGCAGTATCTCCCGCTGTCTGTGCAGGCAAACCAGTCATTGAACCTAATGCAGACTTGGGTGTTTTAGTTCCCGTCAGTTTACCAACACTATCAGTCAGTTTACCTACTGAAGTGTTGAGTGTTGTTTCACTTGCTGTAATTGTATCTTTACCTAGACTCTTGACACCACCCAAAACTTCACCATCTTTACGACCAAGTTTGGTTGCATTCTTGACAAGAGTATCTTCTTGTGCTTTAGTTGCTTTCGCTGAAAGACTTGACGGACTTGTATCTTCCGTAACCTCTACCCTTTGAGTCAAAGTATATGAAAATCCTTCTGCGTCAACACCCCTTGTTGTAACCACTTTATACTTTGAACTAGAAGATTTATTCGTCTTTGCCTCGTTCTTGAGCGCAGTGTTAATATCAGACTTATCTAATGACATGATTAAATCCTATCCTTCAATCTTCGAGCAGCAAGTTCAATCTGTTTGATAAATTTTGCATTAACTTTTTTTGAATAAAAACGAGCAAATATTTCTACAGAACCATTTATTCCTTCTATGTTTTGAGTATCCAACAGTCTAATGTTTGCTTGACTTTCTGTAGTTCTTAATTCGTATATAACAAATTTCAACTGTTCACTGAATCTCAAATAGTTATTTGAGAATGCTTTCATTTGAGCCCATCGTTTTTCTTCCCATGAGTTAATACCATTCCCTCCTTTTGGAATCTGATTTGTTCTCATATTAGAAATCTTTTGTAATGTTGCCGTCATACCTATCGCTTGATTTAATGTATATCCAACGTTCAAGAAGAAACTTAATGCGAATCTTTCTCTATTGATTACCACATGCCTCTGTGGGTCACCAAAGTTATCATCTTGAATATCTTTATCTGGTCTCACAAAATCAACAACCTTACCAAAAAAACTTCTAGGGTTTTGTATTCCCACATCTTCGTCTGGTTGTCCTAGTTGTATCTCTGATGCCATTTCGATGTGTGGTAAAGAACCTAATATGATAGGTGTCTGCGAGTTAACACCATCAACAAAGAATCCAAATACCAGCGCACTGGGTTGAAGTCTAGGAATACGTCCTAAACCAGAAACTCCACCCTCTGTGGTTGGCAGAACACACTGGGCCCACGGTAGGTCACTTTCAGGTATATCCACCTGAGAGTGACTATGAAGACCATGCACACGAATCTTGATACGACCTTCATAACCAACAGGCGGTTGATTACTAATAACCGTTGCAATAAACCAACGACTATTATCACCATAGTATTCAGATGGGATTGGCGTAGGTGTCATGCGTTATCCCTTTCTAGTTTACAAACGTTCATACTCACGGTGTGTTGAGTTCCTTGAAAAGTGTGTCTAGTGTCATAAATGATGAACTTACCAGATAATCTTTTATCTAATGCAATTGTCTCATCAATATTTTTTTGTATCTCTGCATTATCATTTATGACATTCATACGAACAACATCACCAACGGTTGCCTTCGCAACAATAAACCCTGCACCCTCAATGACAACATTCAACATATTTTTATACAGATGTCCTTTTAACGATATGGACTCAATCTTTTTTCTAAACCGAGATTCTTGAAATTCATCATTATAACTTTGTGTATTGCCATATGTTCCCGAAGACGTTATAGTATGAAACCTTCTGGATTCATATAAGTCGGATTGTTGTTCCGATAAAAAGAAATCTTCATCAAATACATTTTGGTTCTTACCAATCACATTTCGATTTTTCATTCTCTCTAATGTCTTACGAATACTATAAGGTTGATTGAATATCTGTGCTGTATTTATATTTGTATTTGAATATTGAGAACTCACCAAACCCTGTTCAACTAGTTTGAGTGTGTTGGACATCTTTGCAGATTTTACGTTTTTGATAATAAAAGTTTTTTCAAATTCACTTTGACTATCTGCAAGACTCACATTCGATGGATTGAATGTATATGGTATTTTGTCGTTCCACGGTGACTGTTGTAACATAACCTCCAGATTACCAAGACGAATATTCTCATCATGCATCGATGCATATGTAAAGAACGGTGAACCTGTATCCGTGGTTGCTCTTGAAGTCAACCATCTCAATGCTTCAAGTATCGTTAGATTAGGAATGATACCTTTGATACTTTGTTGTGAAAGAATCGACCCCTGCATATATGAAGTATCAATATTTTTACGCATTTCCTTGCCGATAAGTTTAACAAGTATATCATCAATCCTACCGTTAAATGAACGACTAATCTTTTTCGCTCTTGCGAGATATGCATGTTCCTCAATCAAAGTAAAGACATTCAAACTTGATTTAGCGTTATTATTACTTTTTACACTTTTCTCAAGACTAGTCATGATGAAGGTTCGTTCAAAGACTGAATCTAGGTCATTCTCAATTGAAGCAATACGAATAGTAAATCTTTCTGTCCCCTGAAAGTTTATTGTATCAAACAGACCTTTATCATCGAGAATTGCAACCTGACCAGTAAGATAAGGTTTATCAAGACTTTCAAAAATATTAAACTCTGCAATACTCGATGTCACATCATAAATATTGCCAAGTCTATCTGCTTTAACAGACGCTTCGGTTATCTTGTATTGTTGAGACTGATTTTGTGCCATTTATATTCTAGTCTTCATAAACGTATTGAATTCAGATACAACTTTAACAACAGCATCAGGCCTGATAACAATTATTTCTTTCAGGACATCATTACGTCTGTCAAGTCTTTCTCTATATGTAACTGGTAACAAACTAGGGTTAGGATTATTGAAATCATAAAGTGTCAGGTCTTGATGAACACCATTCGCGTCTTCATAGTGATGAATTCCATTATACTGTTCGGATTCTCTCACCAAAAATATTTCTTCAGTCTGTCCCTGATTATCAGTATATGATACACGTTCTGTTTGGTTGAAATTTGTAGTATTTGGTTCTACACCCGTATCGATAATCAACTGTCCCATTTCAGGAATTTTACGAATGATTGTTCCGACTGTGCCACTTGTATTACCTGTCACGGTCTGACCTACAGGAAAATTATTTGATATATTACTATTGGTTGTAACTATACGATACGGATATTTTACTTTGGCAATATCTAACATCTCGTAGGAAGGTTTTGGCCAACCTGATACACGAATATCATCATTCATAAGATAGAATGTCCAGTAATAATCAGTAGTTCCATATAATTTGTATGAGAGTGTATCAGGACGTTCTCCTGCCTGAATTGTATACTTGTTATAGAAAGAAGTGTTGTTCTTTAGGTCATCAATCATATCCACATATTGAGATAGATTTTTGAAAAGAACGGGGTCTTCGCCGTTACCGAATTTGTAACCTATGTATTGAAAGTTTTCGAAATATTTGGTAGTCATTAGAATCCACCTTCTTCTACATCAGTTCTACTCAATGTTCTTGACTCTTGGAATGATAGTGTCATTTCAATATCGGTAAAGTTACCATCCTCGTGAAATGACATCGCTGTTGTGTTATAGTTTGTTGTGACATCACGCAGATAGACTGGTTTGATTTTATTAGCAACAAAGTCACCGTCATACAAAACATCAATCTGAAATCTGTTAGGGAACTTATATCCAACTGATATTTTTGATGCGCCAACATCAAGAGTAATATCTTCAGGATAGAGTTCAGTTCGGAAGAACTTTACGATTTCTTTACATTCCTCTGCTTCTTTTGCAGATGTAGGAATGAATTTGAATGTGAATGAAAAGTCACGCAGACCCACTTGTTTGAATAGAACACGAGTGTTTGGATTTGTGGTAACTCGACCCGCAGACTTAAATGCACCAGCTAGTTCGTCTGGCCCTTTTGATGCAAGTTTTACTGCACCTAGTTTTGCCATATCCGAACCACCCGAACCAGTAAGACCAGAAGATAAGGTTTTCATACCCGCATCAATCATTTCGGATATTGCACCCGTTCCGCTCTGTAAACCTCTCTCTGCAGCTGCACCCATTCCGCCCAAGTCCATGTTATCATACGCAACATTATCACGGAATGCAAGTCCTACAGGAAGATAAATTGATACTTGTCTATTTGTTAATTGTGGTTGTGCTGGCCCTGTGATTGGAAAGTTTTTCAGTTTACCAGATGCCTCATCCGCTGCTTTCTGTTGTTCTTCCTTTGATAGACTCAAGAATGACAAAGCACCTTCACCTAGTTCCGTGACGGTATCTGCTAAGTTTCCGAGGTCTGTTTGTGGTTCTTCAAGAACAGTGAATACAAGTCTACCCTTATAGTCATCTGGATTGTTTAGAGGATACTCTAAATCTACTCTTTTTCTTGCTTCATCTACGCCTTGAGTCATTGTCTACGATTCCGATAAATAGGTTATAACTGTTTCTATTTATAAGATTTTTCGTAATATATACCCGCAGACTCCAACAATTCTAACGCAAATTCTTGTTTCTTATCTAACTCTTGATAATAGACATGAGTTATTCCTGACTGAATTATCAATTTCGCACAAGACACACACGGAGAAAGGGTTATATAAATCTTATGTCCCTGTGTCGCAATACCTAATCTGGCTGATTCGGATATTATTCTAGCTTCTGCGTGTTGTGTCGTATCAGGATGTTCTCTTTCAGTTAGGTGTGTATTGTGTGAAGAGACACCATTAGTGAGATATGCGCCAACCTGATATCTTTTGTTTTTGGCCAGTTCTTTTTGTTCGATTGCGAAATTCATGAACGTATCGGTCATATCCGATTTCCTCTATTAATTCATAATTATCATTACAGTTTTTTATATCAAAGGTAAATGATTTATCACCCACAGTTTCCAAAATCCAATTTGTCTGCCTATATCCAGTAAAGTCATTATCAAACGCAGTAATGATTTTATCAAATGATTTAATATAATCTAGTGATTCTTCTAACATCATAATAGGAAAATTACTATGACATGTTGTTCCTACAATTGGTGGAATCATATTGGTTGTTCTAAGAAACGCTTCTGCAACAACGAGAACCTCAATTTCACCCTCAACAATTATCAGTTCTTCACCACCCCTATCGAATATACTACTTCCATATAATTGTAGTATTCTGTCTGCCTTGTGTCGCCATACTTTAGTATCATCTGATAAGTTTCTCTCTTGGGTAAAACCTTCTCCTATATAAGGCATATATAACTTATGAGAATCTGTATACGCACCATACTTGTCTAGAACTGTTTGAGATATTCCTCTAATCATTTTTTTATTTATATGGCATATTCTGGTAGATATCGGGTAAAAAACCCAACGAAATATAAAGGTGACCACACCAATGTGGTCTACCGTTCCCTATGGGAGAAACATGCATTCAAGTGGTGTGATGATAATCCTAGTGTGGTTGAATGGTCATCCGAAGAAGTTGTAATACAATACTTATATGAAGTCGATAAGAGGTGGCATCGTTACTTTGTAGACCTAAAACTCAAGATGGACAATGGAAAGACCTATCTGATTGAGATAAAACCAGATGCACAGACTCAACCCCCTACAGGTTCAAGGAGAACAAAAAGGTTTTTGAGTGAAAGTTTTACTTATGTCAAGAACATGAACAAATGGCAAGCAGCAAATGAGTTCGCAAAAGATAGAGGTTGGCACTTCCAGATATGGACGGAGAAGAACGAACCATTGAAGAGTCTTATTCCCAAATCAACAAAACCATTAAAACCTTTCCAAAAACGTAAAAAATAAGTATAAATAGAAACATGAGTAATATCTTCAACAGACTGGAACTACAGGCATTCCGCGCTGGGGTGACGCCACGCACCAAAGAAAGTCGTGATTGGTTTCGGAAGAAAGCATCGAATCTTCGTTCAATCAACCGTAATGAGTTGATGAAAGAAGAACCGCTCAAACGAAGAGCGCAACGTGGCGTGGTCGGTTCGATGCAGATGTTCTTCTATGACCCGAAGACCAAAGACAAACTACCATATTATGATGTATTTCCATTGGTTGTCGTAGTCGGGCCTGCGGAAGGTGGATTCTATGGATTGAACCTTCATTATCTCCCACCAATTCTTCGTGCAAAGATGTTAGACTCATTAATGGAAACCGCGACTAGTAAGACATCTGATGATGCAAAGTTCGCAATAACATATAGTAAATTACAAAGTATTTCAAAGCTGAGATATTATAAACCATGTTTCAAACACTACTTGAATAAACACGTTTCGAGTAAATTTGCAGAAGTCCCTGCACCCGAATGGGAGATTGCAACCTTTCTTCCAACCGCAGACTTCCGTAAGTCAAACTCACAAAAAGTATTCTACGATTCAAGACAGATGATAGGTAAAGGTTAATGACAACTCGTATCGATGATTTCAAATCACAGGTAGGTAAAGCTGGTGGTTTTGCAATGGGAAATCTTTATAAGATTTTCCTTCCGCCTATCTCTGGTGAAGCAAGAGAGATGAATTTGTTGTGTAGAGCCGCATCAATGCCTGGCAGACAAGTCCTCTCTACAGAGAAACAGATTGGTTTACAGACAACCAAAGTTGCATATGGATATGCAGTGGATGATATATCTCTATCCTTTCATGTCATGAATGACTATAAAGTCAGAACATACTTTGAGGCATGGCAAAATCTTGCAGTAAATCAAGAGACACTAGAAGTAGGATACTACAATGACTATACACACCCTGTCGTGATTCAACAGATAAAAAAGGGTGTCGCATTTCCATTGAAAAAGAAAAAGATTTTTGATTCAGGTAAACTACCAAGTTCTATCGCGAATCGTTTACCTCGTATTGGGCCTCTTGATTTGGCGCAAGGCGAGATTGACTTAAATCTACTTACAGGTGATAAGATTGCTTATACTTGTATACTAGATAAAGCATACCCAACTACATTGAATGCAATTGAGTTGAGTGATGATGGCCAGAACCTTCAACTAGACGTTCAGTTATCTTATAAGAACTGGAGAAGTGAAGGCGGAGATGCCGGCGGCGGTGGATTTATCGAAGGTCTTGCTGGTGAATTGATTAGGAAATTCTTATAATTGTGGAGTAAATAATGGCGTTACCTAAACTAAACGACAATCTAAAATACGAGATGGTGATTCCATCAACCGATAAGATTGTCACATTTAGACCATACTTGGTCAAAGAGGAGAAAGTTCTTCTCTCTGCTTTTGAGTCGCAAGACCAAAAACAGGCAATGAGAGCGATGATGGATACTGTTATCGCATGTGTGAATGATGATATTAAATCAACAGAACTAACAACATTTGATGTTGAGTATATGTTCACTCAAATTCGTAGTAAGTCTGTTGGTGAGACATCTACACTGATAATGAAGTGTGATGCAATAGACTGTGATAAGTCTACCGAAGTTTTGGTTGATTTAACTACGGTCAAGATTGAGAAGACCGATGTAGACCCCGTGATTCAGTTGACAGATGATATCTATGTTGAGATGAGATATCCAACCTATGATGGTTTTGTAAAAAACTTCAAAGAGGGTATCAGTGAGGCAGAGTTTGGATTTCAAATGTTAGAAGATTGTGTTGTAGCAATTCTGACCGATGATGAAAAACATTTGGCCAATGAAGTAAGTAAAAAAGAATTGAATGATTTTATTGAATCCATGACCAACACTCAGTTCGAAAAGATTGGCAAATTTCTTCAGACTGTTCCCGTCATGAGAAAAGAGGTTGAGTTCACCTGTGAGTGTGGTCATCAGAATAAAGTAACACTGGAGGGTCTTCAAGATTTTTTTTAGTATGCCTCTCGCATGATAATTTGGTCAATCATTTCAAGACCAACTTCGCGCTGATGCAACATTTTAATTATTCATTACATGATATTGAACATATGATGCCGTGGGAGAGGGAGATTTATCTAGTATTACTGGAAGAGTGGTTAAAAGAACAAGAAGAAAAAATGAAAGAAAATAATAACGGGTTCTAAAAATGGCAGAAGTAACCATAGCACACCTCACCGAAGCGGTTCAGGAAGAAGGCGCAGAAAGTGAAAAGAGAGATAAAAAACAGATTGAGCAACTCGCCACTCTGAATAAATCTTTTGGACAATTTTTTCAGGCACAAAAATCTAGTAAACTCGACAAACTCGAAGAAGCACGAGAGAAGGTATCTGGCCCCAAACCCACTAAAGAGAACTTTAGTGATGCGGCCGCCGGTGCGAAAGATGCATTGGGGTTTGGTCTTCTAGGTTTTCTGGGTATTGTTACTGCAGCAATCTCTGGTCTTGCAACAGGTATCGCGGTAGGTCTAGGTAAATACCTTGCTGCACTTGGTAGAACCTTTGATAATTTGACTGGTAATAGAATTGGTAAGGCGATAACAAACCTTACACGACAAATTAGAGGTGGTGTGTTTAGACTCATAGGTCTGTTACCAAATGGAAAGTTAGACCCATCTGCATCGAAGTTCGCAAGATTCTTGAGAGCGGTAAGAAGTCCGTTTGTTAGTGCCACGGGGTTTTTCAAGACTATTCAAGGTGGTATGTTTCGATTATTTGGACTAGGTATTGATGGTAAACCAGTAACCACTACATCAAACTTTGTCAAGTCAATACTTAAATTTGGTAATCTCTTCAAACCAATTACAAGTGTATTCGCTGATAGTTTCAAAGAAGTTGGTTCTGCACTGAAAGGGATTGGTAATACTATTAAGAGTGGTGTCAATTCTACCACTCAAGTTTTCCAGACTATTGGAAAAACTTTTAGTGCATTGCGTGGCGCATTGTCTCCGATATTTACAGTATTCAAGACACTGGGTCGAGTAATCTTTGCACCTCTTACTTTAATAATGAGTATTATCGATGGTATCAAGGGTGCAATTTCAGGGTATCAACAAGAAGGGGTTTTAGGTGGTATTCTTGGTGCAATCGGCGGTGTTCTATCTGGACTGATTGGTATGCCTCTTGACCTAGTAAAATCTGCGATTGGATTTATTGCGGGTAAACTTGGATTTGAGAATGTCCAAGCGGCATTATCTGGTTTCAGTTTTGCTGATATGATTAAAGATACATTCATGGGTGTTGCCCGTGTATTTAATGATGTTCTTAAAAATCTATTCAGTGGATTTGAGGATGGGTTTAGTGCTGGTCTGTCACAGATGTTTAAGTCAATGATGGTTTATGTGAAACGACTTCTATTATTTGGGCCAGCAGTTTTGGCGGGTGGTGCTGCAGCATTGGGCGCTGTTCTGCCAGGCGGCGATAGTCCAATCGAAGCATTCCAGAAAACATTTAGTAAAGTATTGAAAACGGGTGAAGGTAGTGCTGAAACAACATTACCTACTGAACAAGGGGAGACAGGCGAAGAAGAACCTGAACCTCCAATCGCTGCGCCACAAAATGTTGAGAGGGTTGTCGCGACACAAGAACAGGCAAGAATAAGACAAGCGAACATTGAAAGAATGCGGGCGAATAAAGAGGCAAATGATGCTAAAAAGGCTGCAATGGCAGTAAACACTGTAAACGCACCGACAACTACTAATATGAGTAGTAATACCGCAGTCTTTACTGACCCGACTCCCGCAACTGATGACCTAGACAGAGAAGCGGCATCTTTCTAATAAAAAAGGGAGACCGAAGTCTCCCCTTCCCATCATCCATAGGAGAATGAATCCTAGTCTTCTGCAGCAAGTTTCGCGAAGTATGATAGTGTATCATCCTCATCACCGTCTACAGTCTCCGTGACTACAGGTTCAGGCGCAGACGCAATCACTTGCGGTTCTACTACTTTTGGTGATACTGCCTCTGCGGTTTGTGCGAGAGACTCATTCTTTACAGTCGAACCAGCGCCGGTTGACTGACCCAGAACAACTTCCAAACGACTCTTCAACTCTTCATAAGACTTGTAAGTCTTGGGGTCAGCGAACTCACTGACATCATGTAGTTGGTTGTAGGTCGCTTCAAGTTTGGTCTCATCTGATTCAAACAATGCAGAAGGTGATTTGAACTCCGACTTGTCGTAGTTACGATAACCCGCAACGTTACGAATCTTCAACTGGAAGTCTGCGCCAGTCCAGAAGTCAAACGGGTTGACTGGTTCTTCGCCTGGGAACTGTGGTTGCATCACATCCATAATCTTGTCAAAGATTTTCTTACCGAAGTCATAGAGGAATACTTTACCCTCATTGGTCGGATTGGACGGGTCACTCACAACCAGAATGTTTGCGACATAATGCAAACGGCGTTTCTGTTTACGAGCAATCTCTTTGTCCTCATCAATACCAGAGTTCCAAAGGCGCGAGTTGTGTTCACTCACAGGGTCATTGTTACCCAGAGTAGTCAAGGACTTCTCAACATACCATTGACCAGTCGGGCCTTTGAAGAAGTGGTCGAAGTAACGAACCCACGGAAGTTCTTGACCTTCAGCGGCAGGAAGGAAACGAACCTGTGCAAAACCATTCCCTGCTTCATCAACAGTAGGTTTCCAGAAACGTGTATCTTCATATTTGTTGGTGGTTTGTTTTTGACCAGAGATTTCCGCTGCTGCTTGTGCGAGTTTGGAAACGTCTGTTCGATTAGATTTTAGATTTGCAAAAGACATATGTATTCTCCGTATATTTGCGTATTGTGTGTATTAATTGTATCATAATATAATAAGTTTGTCAATACCTTTATTTATAATTAATCATTGGGTAAGGTTTCCCGTTTATCGAGATAATTAAGATTCATTGCTTCCATCTCAATTTTCTCTTTGATAGATGTCGCGATATATTTCTTAACATCTTCAATCTCTAATTGATTGTCGTCACATAGGTGGACAACCGCATCCATATATGTCAAGGACTTCTTTTTCACGGTGTCCTCAACCATACGAGTAAATTTCTTTTTACTCATGAAGTTGGATTCCTCTTCACTGGAATCCGTTCCACCGATAATTAAATCAACTTTCAAATTCTTCTTCTAACTCCTGTGTCCACATACCGACATCATCATACCAGACACCGACTGTGCGTTTCACTTCACCTTCTTTATCATATGCCTTTGCAAGACAACGATATTTGATTACACCCTCACGGTCTTCACCATAACGAAAATCCATCCAGACACCAGTAGTAAGATATTTCTTCATGTTGTAGATATAGACCTCAAGGTCTTTGTATTCCGCCCTCTCTCTCCACGCTGTAGATTTCTTGAGATGACGTAGACCTTTAAGTTCCAACTCACAGGATTTAATCCATTGTTTTACTTTCTTCCAATGAATATAATGGTCTTCGGAATAATCACGAATACTTTCGTGAACACCCATCCGACCATCATGACCACGAACAGCTCTTGCTTTCGCAAGACGCTCGCTCGCCGCCTTCTTTTGTTCCGCAGTGAGTTTTCTTTTTGCCATACACTATATAGTGTCGAATGTTTGCAAAGAATCTACACGAAAAGAACGCCAATCCTCAATATCTAAATCATAGACCCGAACCGCAATCTGGTTCTTTTCGGTCTTTACGTTTGCATCAGTCTTGGGCATTTTTTCTTCGGGGATAAATTTACTATCCAGAGTTGCTCGCATGTTGCGAACCTGACCATCTTTCACTTTGATGAAAGACAGACGAACAATATTTTCCCGCAGTGTGCCTACCACACTGTCATAACTATAATCAATTCCAGTCATTATCATATCCTACTGTTTCTTGATAAGTATCGGTAACACCAATCTCATCGAAATAATCTTTTGTGTCATTCCAATACAGAACGTCACGGTTATCATAGTCACCTTCGAACAGGTCTTCAGCAACTTTCTTTTTACGGCGGTCAATCATTATGCACACTCCTTCCACCAATCAGGTTCATCACGATTTGTCCATTTAGCAAATGAACGTTTCTCATTTAGATAGTAGATACGATATGCATCTACAGGGTCTTCGCGTTTGCAATAGTCAGGCATTGCTTGTGCGAATTTCGTCAATCCCGCTTTGGGGATTTTCTTAGGTATGTTGAGTAGTATATCAGATAAACGAGTATCTGTCAAGTGATATTTTCCATACCTACGGGTATACTCTTTGCAGCACTCACGGAAGTGACGATACAACCAGAAGTAGTTCTCGTCAGACTCACGCACCCAAATGTTTGACGGGTGATTGACATGAGACGCTTTATAAAGATAACCATGATAATCAGGATGCGCCCAACGTTTGATTTTGCGACCATTCGCAGTCCTGTCGATATACAAGGCGCCATCAAGCACACGGTGTGCGGTTGACATCAGTTGTGCATACTCGACAATCATCTTGACGATATGCTTGTCGCACATTGCCTGTGCTGCCTTGATAGGGTCATTGTCCAGATGGAAAATATTCATGTTAAACTCTCAATCTCTTTCAATGTATCAGCAACTTCTTGAAAGGTCAAATGACCAATCACATCATCAGTAATAGGTGTATCATAACACAGTTCACCATTAATGTCAAGCACTGCAACTTCGAAAAGTCCATCAGTGTTACCATACGAACTAGGATTACAAATCACAGACGCACCATATCCATTATCAAAAGTATATGTCTTCTGATACTGATTACTTTTCCTTATCGACTCATGATTTACATTACGCTCCGACTGCATTGTAGTAACCCTCTGCATAGACGCGAAACTTCGGTTCGTTCTCAATCTGTTCTACGACATCGAGAACAGAACCAGTGAACCACGCACATGCATCACGCATGTCATTCAGTTCATTTACAGGAATGACCGTATCAATCGGGTCTTTCCAGTTGTCCATGCCTTCCGTGAGAGTGTTAAACTTCTCACGGAGAACATCGATACGTTCATCAGTAGCAAACGTCAGTAGTGACATTATGCAGCCTCTTTAATCCGAGCGTTTTTCAAAAAGTTCTCAAGGG